TGCCAATCGTGACGCAACTACGCGAGATAGCAGCGACCATGAAAATTGCGTTTGACACACAAGCTTAATAAATAAACTTTTTAGGGGAGAATTATTATGGCGACACAAATGAATGACATTACCGTGCTCATAAACAACGAGGCCATCTCTTATATATCAGACAGCCTGTCCTGGAAAGACGGTTTCGGCGAATACGCGGTAAGAAATGCGATTGTAGGCGGCGGGCAAACAGAGCAAATCTTTTCAAAAGATTTATCTACAAAAAATGGCGAAGTGAAATTATCGATACCGACAACGGCGGAAAACGATTCTTTGAAGCGGCAATTAAAAGTAAATGACAATAACAATGTCGTCGAACTCATTGGCCCAATAGGATCTGGTTTTACTAAGATTTTTACTTTAGCCGCAATATTAAATGATCCGGAATCAAGTGCATCGACGGACGGTAACATCGAGCTAGAATTTATGTCTAATCCAGCACAATAATCTTTTAGGTGGTTATTATGACAATGAAAATAATAGATATGACTATCTCAGTTAATAATGACACCATCGCTTATATGGCAGACAGTTTGTCGTGGAACGAGGGGGCTGGTATGGTCAAGTTTCGTATGCCAATGACGGCAAAAAACGATGGGCTGAAACAGAAGTGGAAATTGAACAATAAAAACAATGTAGTTAAAATCGTTGGCCCAACAGGATCCTGGATTAAAAGGATATTTATTCGTGCGAAACTCCTGAAAGATCTGGAATCAACCTCTGGCACCGATGGACATATTGAGATCGAGTTCGATTCTAATCCGGCTAAATTTAAAGGTGAGAAGATCAGTAACATCGACACTGTGACTGTAGGCCCTAGGCCACAAGGAGGCTATACCCCTAAAAGTATATCATGTAACAATAACATAAATGAGCAAACACCACCAGGCAACGAATAACATAACCCCTGTTTAGTGTATTAACTTTTAAAGGTACAGAAATGGATGAAGAAAAAAAAGAAGTATTGTATCAATTAAAATCGACGTTTGAATACGCTTTTAAGGGTGAAAATAGAACAGCCAGTTTCATTTCGCTACGTCCTCCAACGATGAGGGAGCATCACCCCGCATCACAGCTTAAACAATCTATTATGACTATGATAAGGACGACATATTCTGGCGATGAGATACTCAAAGCAGGTGATCAAGCAAAGTCAAGCAATCAAGGCGACACGACAGCAGACGATGATATAACTGCCGAGTTAATTCTGACGCTTTTATTTTCGAGCGATAATCTTGACATCAACGTTGTCTTTGAGCAGGCGAAAGTATTGTTTAAAGCCGGCGTCGCTTTGATTGATGGTGAGCAAGTGTTGAATAATCCTTTGGTCGATAAGATGTCGATTGACGATTTCCAGAATATCGTTGGGGAGTATATCGCGAATTTTATCTTAGCCTGAACAGGTCGTTAACCAAAGAGGATGATCGAGTTCGGGCATATACAGAATCCGAGATAATAAAACTGTCTTTGTTCATTATGATTACCTCAAAAGGTGGGTATAACATCGAGTGGTTGGAGTCTGTTCCTATCGCTAAATATTTTGATGTGTTTGATCAATGTGTCGATATCTCTAAGGCATAAATAAATATCATGGCAAATAAAGTCAGCTTTATTATTGATCTCCAGGATAAGTTTTCGCGAACGGCGAAGGCTGTTAATCGTCAAATAAAAGGCTTGAGCCGTAACTCGGCTAAAGCAGCCAGGATCATAAAAACAAAACTTGCATCCAGTTTTAAAAATTTAAAACGCATTGCAGTCGGAACATTTGTCGCTATCGCCGCGTCATCCGTATTAGCGTTTAAGTCGATAATAACAAAGGGTTCTGATTTTCAGAGTTCGATCGCCGATTTATCTGCTATCACAGGTGCCGCCGGAGTAAATCTATCAAAGCTGACAGACGAGACATTCCGTCTCGCGAAAGCCTCCGCCACTGCACAAAAAACAGTAGCGAATGCGTTTACTCAAATCGCATCTTCAAAATCCGAATTGTTGAAAGATCCGAAAGCACTGTCTGTTGTTACGGAGCAAGTATTATTACTGGCTAACGCTTCCGGTATTTCTGTTCCGGACGCAGTCCGCGCGTCTGTTGGTGCGTTAAACCAATTTAACAAAAGCGCAACTGATGCGGCTCGTTTTGTCAATGTCATTGCAGCTGGCGCTAAGGTTGGCGCGTCTTTGGTTGGTGAGACTGCCGAGGCGTTAAAAAACTTTGGATCAGTCGCATCACAATTTAATTTATCTTTTGAAGAGGTCAATTCTCTAATACAGGTACTTGCAAAAAATGAAGTGAAAGCTGCTGAGGCAGGTACCGCCTTGCGAGGAACATTATCAAGACTAGAAAAATTTATGGATGGCCGGCTTGCCCCGTCAAAGATAGGCATAATAAAAAGTTTAGAAGGAATTGAAAAACTAGGATTATCTAACGTACAAATAATGGAGGCATTCGGCGATGAAAATCTAAGGACAATTTTAATCCTACGACAAAATATCCCGCTGTTTAGGCAATGGACAAAAGAACTCACGGGAACAAATATTGCGCAGCAGCAAGCAGACATTAGATTGGCCGCATTTCGGGCGAAAGCTCGTCGTCTTGGTGTAACAATCAATGAATCAATGATCAAGATTTTTCAGCGGCTGGAACCAATGTTAATCAGACAAATAGAGCTCATGGATAAATGGTTTGGATCTATTTCTACGGAGGAGATAACTAGTCTGTCCGATAAACTTATTCTTCTGTTGGATATCCTTTTGTTAATACCTAAGGCTATCTTGTCAGTTGTTCGCGGATTTAATAAAATAAAGGATTTTATTTCCGAAGATGCCCAACTGACAAGCGAGTTACTGGGTAAACTTTCTTTTCCTTCAAGAAAATTAATTTTTGAAGGGCCAGGTTCTGTTCCTGCGCGGCTGGAGTCAGCGCAGAAAGTTATCAATAAAACAATAATCGAGGGGCAGATTGTTGTCACATCAACTGAGGGCAGCAAAATAGAATCTACAAAAATGAAAACGAAGGGAAATAATTTAAACGTCGGAATGAATATGGTGGCAGATAATCCAACCTAATTGGTGGATAAAGAATAGCAGGATGAAACATGGTAGATGAAAACAAAATATTATCAGGATCGTTTAAGGAGATCCCGATCCGAATTATTTCCGGCGGCGTTGTTGGCGGTAGAAAATTTGTAAAGAAAGAATACCCAAGCAGGGATACGCAAACCGTCGAGGATCTGGGTCTCCAACCAAGATCATACAACCTGGAAATAATCATATCTGATGTTGGTAAAATAAAAGAAAACGAACCACCCAAAGAAGATTATTTCGTCTATCGGGACAGGCTCATCGAGGCGATAGAAAATAAAGGTACCGGAACATTGATACACCCGTTGTATGGTCGTATCGAAAATATCATCGCCACAACATATTCGATCAGCGAGAATTTTACAGAATTTGGTCGGTCAGTATTATTCGTCACTTTTGAGACGAGCACATCTACGGGGATACCAGAACAGTCTATTACCGCGATATCACAGATTGCACAATCAAGGAGCACCGTTGACACGACTGTTGTTGACGTTGTTACAGATAATTTTATTGTTGACTCAAGGATGACGAGTAACTTCCTTGATGCGAAAAATAAGGTCAATGAAATCATACAATCGGCAATCGATGCCACATCCTTTATCGGCGCGACAGCAGAAAAGATTAACGAATTTAATCGTTTCATCGGTCAATTTTCGGCCGATGTTAACTCGCTGATTGTCGCTCCCAATGAGTTGGCGCTCAGTATCAGTAACTTGTTTGGCAACATCGACGGTTTATTTGGCACCGTAGAAAACACAGCAAAATCGTTTCTCAATTTGTTTTCTTTTGGCAATAATGACGAAGACGATCTCGCTGAGACAACAGCCGGACTAATACAAAGGAGCAAAAACAGGGCGATATTAAATCAGGCCGTGAATGCCGAGGCGTTGAGTTATGCTTACGTCTCTGTCGCGCAATTAAATTTTGAGACTGTGGCTCAAATTGAGTTGGCGGAAAAAGAACTGGAAACACAATACCGGCATATTATTGATAACAGTGATTCAGACCAGGACATTAATACAGCATTAACCGACATGAGAGTGATCGTCCAGGATTTTTTTGACGAGCAACGAGTCTCTGCAAAACAAGTTATTTCGATTTTTACAAATATCACCTCGGCAAGATTACTAAGTTATCAATACTATGGCGAGTCACAGTCGGCGGTGGACATTATCGGGCTAAACGGGATCACCGATGTCTCATTTGTTGAGGGTGATATTGATATTTTGACGGCCTGAAAATATGACGATAAAACTGGAGGTTAATGGTATCCAATACGACAATTTCTTGTCGGCAAGTTGCGAGATAAGGCTTGATGCGCTATCAAATACATTTAGCTTTGAGGCCGCCGCAGCAGAAGGCGAACCATTACCCTTTAAAGTTGGCGAATCGTCGGAGGTTGTCGTCAAGGTTATCGTCAACGAAGAAATCGTTTTAACGGGAAATATTGAAGTCATTACGGTTGATTATGATGCAAGTAACCATACCATTTTTATCCAGGGCCGGGATAGGACTGGAGATCTATTGGACAGCACGCTAAATCCAATCGACATCCGGCCACCGATTACGTTAAAAAAATTGATTGAAACCATACTCGAACAGATTAACCTCGAGATTGATGTCATTGATTTGGCTAATCCCGATCCATTTAGCGCAGCAGAAGATCTGGCCTCCATCGAGGCGGGGGATAACGCATTTGATTTTATCGAAAAATACGCACGTAAACGACAGGTATTGTTGACCTCAGATGCCAGTGGTAATATTGTCATTGATACCAATTCCGGCGAGGCCGCGCCGGGCGCAGTCCAGCATATTATCGGTGCTAATGATAATAACATCCTGTCATCGAGTTTTAGTTTTGATACCACAGGCCGGTATAATATGTATAAGTTTGCCTCGCAGCTTGGCTATCCATCGATTAATGCAGCAGGTGAGATTAGTTTTGCGGGCATCGTTGATCAAAGTGGTGTAACGTCTGACCCCAATATTCGGATGGGTAGGCAATTAGTTTTAGTTTCTGAGGTTGCTAATTCGGATGATTCGTCTGCCGCACGAGCAAAATGGGAAGCAGATATCCGGCGAGCCAGGGGCTTAGTTTACGCGGTGACAGTGTCAGGTTACCGGGTAGATCCTAGCGATGATGACAGTGATTTATGGCGGACGAATAAATTATATCAGGTTATCGATGATTTTTTGGGCAAACAACAGCGCATGTTGTGCAACTCTGTCACCTACACCCTTGATCTTTCTGCTGGTCAACAAACCGCTTTAGGATTCGTCGACGAAAAAACCTATACCCTGGATTTGACAACACCATCAACCAGTGAGATTGCGAGTGATCTGTTATGAGTAGGATCCGTAACTTATTGCGATGGGCCAGGATTATTGGCCCCGGGGAAGATGATCCAACAAAATTCCACATCCAAAAAATCGAATACATGGGTAAGGTTGCCGATGCGTTGATGGTTTTTCCGTACGGCTTGCACGGTAACGTTCCGGAGGATTCCTTCGGGCTTTTATTTTCGATCCAGGCGAACTCGGACAACCGGGGTGTTATTGCCTGGACGCCCAAAAAACGGCCTAAATTAGCCGGCGGGGAGGTTGCTTTTTATCACCCCCCCCACCGATGCGTTTATGATCTGGCGTGCGAATGGCGATCTTGATATTGAGACAGGTGACAACGGCACAGGCAAGATCAATATTAAATCAACCCTGGTGACGATTGACGGTGATTTGACGGTTGACGGTGATTTGACGGTTGACGGTGATACATTTTTAGAAAAGAACGTTACCAGCAACAGTATTAATATCGGGGCTACGCACGTCCACTCGCAAGATAATGATCAAGCTGGGGACGCACAATCTGATACAAATGCACCTCTATAAATAAGTATTGGTACTACAATAATTGTCTGTTACTATGTAATCCTATACAAAAAACAGGAGAAGACAGAATGAATTTATACTTTGTTTATAGGGATTTTGCTGGTTATGATACTTGTGACTCCATTGTCGTATGTGCTGAGTCTGAGGATAGGGCAAGACAAATACAACCAGAGGATACCTCTGGTTCTGCGCCGTGTCATCATAGATGTACAGGCTGGGGCGATCTTAAAGATCCTAAAGATCTAAAAGTACAATTAATCGGGAAAGCCCTCGATCATTTTGTAGAAGAAAAATGTATCTGCTCATCGTATAATGACGGATAAAACGTTTACAATTCTGTCATGACAATTAACGCGATCACAGATGCAGTACTTGCGATATCTGAGGACACTCAGTTGTACGATATCAGGATCGACTCGCAAGGCGATATCTTAACGGATGATTTTTTTGATACAAGCATCTTATATAGTCTTTTTGGCGAGCGCCGGGCAAATAAAAATGAGGTTGTTGACGCAAGATTCCGTCGCGGCTGGATCGGAAACGAGGACAAGGATTTTGAGAACGGATCTAAACTCTGGTTATTTGAGCAATCCAAAATCACAGCGACAAACCTGGCAAGAATTGCAGATGAGGCTAAAAAATCATTAAGATGGCTGGTTGATGACGGCCACGCGGTTTCTCTCTCCGTCGATAGCGTGACCGTTGACACAGATAAAAACAAATTAGTGTTAGTATTGGATATACGGCGCAGTGCTGATAAAGTGGAGCGACGATTTTTTGATCTATGGGATAATACTGGGATACGGACAGACACTATCCCGCCGCCTGAGCCATTTTCCCCGAACGAAATCAACGATCTGATCCTCTATTTGGATTCTTCTGATTTGAATAGTGTGATATTCCCAGATGGGTTTGTATCACTTTTTAAAGACAAAAGCGGTGAAGAGAATGACGCCATACAAAACGTGTTTGTCAACCAGCCGATATCTGCGTTTAATTTCATTAACGGGGTTAATGCTATTGTTTGGCGCGATGGTGAGCCTCACATTCTTGAGGTGGCGGCGAATCCTACGTTAAACCAGTTTTGGTCTAACGGCGGGACAGTAATCATGGTGTCTCAAAGCACCTCACTTGGTAACAATGATGTTGGAAGATTTTTAGACAAGGAACAGACCTGGAGGATCAATAAAATGGATGTCGGCGCAGAAAACGTGCAGTTTAACATACGATTTACGGGTTCGATAGCGCGTTTTAAGACTCCTGATAACTCGTTTCCGTTCGGCCCGTCGATCATTACCCTAAGTTATAGTGCAGTGCTCACTAGTAATCTGCCTGTTTTTCGTATCAATGGAGCTGATCAGTTAGTCACGATAGTTGTTCCTGCTTCCGGCGTTTATTCGCCGGATACTCTCACTTTGGGCATCGGAAATAGAAGTAATGGTGAGGACCGATCTTTTGAGGGGGATTTTGGACAAATCCTTTTATATGACAGGATTTTAACTGACAACGAAACAAACAAAATAGAAGATCACCTGTCAAACAAATGGGGCATCGCTTTAGTATGATATTTTGTTAATGCCGACGTGATACAACCAGCAACTATATGATATTATTATATTATGGATAAGTGGCTAAATAAGGTACATGTAGACGAATGATTAGGCGGATCTATAATGGCGCTTAACATCCCTGAAACGGCGATCGAAGTAGAAAACAGAGCGCAGACCGACGTACAGCGTGAGCTACCGGAATCAAATCCACGGCTCAAAAATAGCTGGTTATTGGCACTAGTGACGAGTTATTCAAACCGTATTTTTGATTTTTATTTGCAATTACTCGAAGCAATCAAGCAAAATTTCCCGGACACGGCGACTGAAGAATTTTTAGAACGATGGGCGGATATCTTTGGCAAACAAAGACAAGCGGCTAACGCAGCCACAGGTAATTGTGTTGCATCTGGGATCGCCTCATCCATCATACCGTTATCAACGACATTGAGTATTTCCGGGCAGGATTACACCACAACCAGTTCTGGGACGATAACAACAAAATCTCTCAGTGTCGTAGACCCTGACGGGATTACTACATCGGGTCAAACAGCAACGGTTACTACACTTAATGATCATGGTTTAGCAAATAATGTTAAAGTCACTATCACCGGCGCAATCGAACCAGAATATAATTTAACGGATACTGAAATCATTGTCACCGGATTTAATACGTTTGAGTATGAGGTCGCTGGCTCACCGGGTACACCGGCGACCACGGTAACAGAAATCTTGATCGGATTTGACTCTGCGATTATCCCTATCCAATCGGATGACTTTGGGTTAAATCAGAACTTAGAATCTGGCGCGTTACTAAAGCTACAAAGTCCGCTTACCAGGGTTAATGACACCTTGGGGGTTGACTTCGGTGCGGTCGGCGGCGGAACCGACCAGGAAACCGATGCAAGTTTACGCGATCGGATGTTAGACCAGATCCAAAATCCCCACGCTCATTTTAACGAGCTTGATATTATTGACAAGGCAAAAGAGGTTCCGGGCGTGACTCGCGTCTTTGTCGAGAGCGCCGGAACCATCATCGGGACAGCCTCAATTACATCAATCTCAAATGATGCCAGTGATAATGTTGCGACCGCAATATTAGCAGTGCCACAAGATCTAAACAGCGGGCAATTAGTCACGATTACCGGCGCATCGCCCCCGGGTTATAATGTGATCGATGAACCTATCCTAGTACAAAATAATACGACTTTTAGCTATGTCGTTGCTGGCCCGTTAACTGGTTCTTCCGGTACAATATTGTCCTCTTTTATAATTCCGCTGGGGACATTACAGGTCTATTTTATGCGGGACAATGATCCTGATCCTATCCCGTCAGGATCCGAAGTCATTGTGGTAAGGGATAAAATTTTAGAAATCTTGCCAGCGAATACCGATGGTGACTCGGATTTAGGTGTATTTGCCCCGCTGTTTAGATCTTGTGGCACTGCTAATATTGC